TTTTTTTTTTTTTTTTTTGTCTCGTGACTCATTCGCACAAGACTCAGGTATAAAAGTTTCTGACTATTACTAGGCGGTGGAAAAACTCCTTTCCGGTCCATCAGGACCAGCTTAGGAGAAACACCGCTTCTGCCGATAAGGCAGCACATAGCTTTCATATTGAGTCCTGATTGTTTTACTATCTTGACAGGGAAAAATTAAGCACTCTAGCCGGGAACAGCCGACAGCACCAATCCCATTTAAGGGGTATGGCTTTCCTTTGTTTAGTCAAGCACCTCACACATCAGACATGGAGGTCTTTGGTTTACCGCGCCTACGCGCAGTGGTAACCATCTCACCCAGTGAGACGGTACTTGATCCCTTACGGGATCGTGTCAGCCGCTGTCGGAATAGCCGACGCGAACAGACGTGGAGTGCACAGGAAGAAGATTGGCTGGAAATCTACTCCTGCAGAATAATAATATGACAAGACCGGCCAATTGGCTGTGGCAGAAGATGTTGAGCTTGTAGCAAACTCACACCTCACAGCTACCTCATCATAAAATCGGGTATTGGTTTTTGGGTCAATATTACGCACAGAAGTGAAAGCCGTCAAAAAACGAGCTTTCAAATACTGTGGCACACTGGCCATCAACGCAGGTTGTCCTTGAACATTTGTCAAAGTCATGCCAGGTTGGCCGTATGCGTGGTAGGCCTTATCAACCACGTCTCTTGCTAGAGTACCTGGAGCAAGAAAACTAGTAGTATTGGTCGCAGCATTACGAACGGGGTGTCCTGATTGAAAAATAGGATTACCATAGAACCGTTCCATAGACAAAGCTGTAACCATCCTAGCATTATCGCCAATTCCCGATACATTAATCGCAATATTAGTGCTCCCCCTATAACCCACAAAAGCATTCAATACCCAATCAATAGGGTGGTTTGGTGCAAAATTATAAGCATAAGGAGTGGCTGGCACTGCCATACTGTACCCAGTATTCATCCGCCCCAAACCGTATGGCACTCTCCAAATCCAATTTAGGGTATGTTGTAAACCCGCTGCCACAGTAGATACATTTTCTCCTGCAAATTGAGTATAAGCTAGGGAAGTACGATGCAACAACGGTCGCAGTGAACAAATAAGTTCACCAGTTGTAATGGCACTGACAGTCTCATCAACAGAATGAGTTTGCATATCAATGTCATCACTCTCCTGCGATTGCAAAACCCCAGTTGGGTCGCGTGGTGTCAATCCAGTTGTTATGTTCTGGGGTACAGCATACATAAAGTCATCGCCAGCACGAACATACACCAAAATGTCTATTTGAGGACTAACAGCAGGACCAGTTAAAATATTCTGCACTCGAACAACGAGAGACCCATTAAAGGCATTAGCACTGTATGTATAACTAGGAGTAGCACCGTTCGAAAATGATGAATGCATTCCAGTATCCAAATACGGTGCAGTAGCTTTATACGGGACAATAATCTCAACCTCATCCTCAACTTGTAAATCAACAACACGAGTAAAAGTGACAGTTTCTGTGTCTGGCGTGGCAGTAATATCCCCCGCTGGGTCCCATGAAATAAAGACACGACCTGTATGGTATCTGGTTTTAATAAAACGAAATTTATAAATCAAACTTCCTCGCCAAAATCGAAACATAGATCCAAAATAAGCAACAGGAGGATATGTACTATAGGTATTAGTTACCTGATAACCAGGTGCTACTAAAGTACTCCACAGGAGTGTATCTGGAGGACTAGAATTAGCCCACAGAGCACCCTGTAGAAAACTCTCTCTAGACAATAAATTGGAGAAAGCTAAAGGATCAGGTTCATCAACTCCAGTAACCGAACTAGAAATTGTGACTTCATTCTTAGGATCCACAGACAATTTATCAATAGGCATCCTTGTCTCCGTATTAGCAAAAGCATGAAAAGTTTTAGCCTGAACAGGCATAACATCGTCAATCATAGGGGGATTAGAATAGCCAAAAAGTTTAGCTATACCAGCCACAGCGCGCGCTCCAATAGCTGTAGCCCGAGCAAAGTCCCCAACAACAGGTACTGAAGTCACTTGATCGGCAAAACTGGCAACAGCAGTAGCCGGCCCAGAAATCGTTCCTCGGGTATCGTCATACTCATCAGATTGCAAAGCTGCTTGATATGATGGACCCATTAATTGAACTTCCTCGGCCCAAGCATAAACAGCTACTGTAATGCCAGAGCCAGTAACCCCGTTGGCAGAACGCAAATTGGCATATTGCAAAAAATTCAATGTGCCCATATTCGTAAAATCTGAAAGAGTGGTGGCATCCAACCAATTACGAGGCCACAAAAATGGTAAAACCATTTCAGCAGTTGTCATATTCTGCGGTTCTAGGTATACACCTGGAACCTGGGAAAAAGGAATTTGATCATTAGCAGCACTATACGTACTTCGCGGGTCGGTCAATGGAAAGTAACATGCACGCAAACTACCATAATAAAATGGTGAAGCGTTAACTATAAACTTCAAGTGTAATTTACACTGTATACGCGAATAATTAGTGAGCTTATTTCTAATCTGCAAAGTGTTAAAATACAATTGCCATGGTTTTATTGAGGTCTGCGTAAAAGTGCTCTCTGGCCAAGTCAAAGAGTAAATCTTAACAGGTCGACTCAAAAACTCACCTAAGGCTGCTGTTGAGTCTGCATCTTGATCATAACCACCAGATGTCATATCCCCCATCGTAACTCTTTCAGAAAGAGCACCGTCACGGAACATAATATTCTCAGCTTGCACCACATCCTCTGTAGTGTTTTCTGTATCAGTCATTTCAGCCGACTGTAATACAGATGGTCGCAGGTTTCTCTCCTGCTTCCTCAGCTTACTTAGTTGTCTAGCAACATAGTTTACTTTGGTATACCTATCATGGTACTTAGTAGTTCGATTATTCTTGCGCTCATTCTTTGACTTCTCCCACAAAATGAAATCGTCACTTTCTTGAGACTGCAATGCAAAAAGCTTCTCACTACAGACACTACAATACTTCTCTTCTAATATAATATCATCACAGGTGCCTCTGTGAATTAGAGAAGGACAAGTTTGCGTGCTCTTATCCTGATGACTCGCCATAACATCAGAATCCTCACGGCACAAATTACATTTAAAATTACCAGGTACTTATACCCATTGGGAAGTTTATACCCATATACTTCCCTGGGGTTCGATACTAGTGGATTAACCAACACATTCCTAAATAGGAATTTCAGGGGAACGCCCTAGGTAAATCTCGCGGAAGACCTTTCATTCTGATGTTGTATCTATTTTCAGAATTAAGTAACTTCTTCCCTACGCCTACATTTTGGTTTAAAGGACCTTATAGGTTAGACCCAATTGTTCTCTATTCAAGAGAACACTGCGGACAACGCCCTTCTGATTCTGGAAAATAATCCAAACTCGCGTTCAAATATTCCGCTCTCAGGACGTCAAACTGTGGAAATTCCGTATTATGAAAAACCTCAAGATTGCATTCCTTTATAACTTCCAAGAACATAACCCTTTTTTCCTCAAAGATTTCACGCCCATAAAAGAAATATTCCCTTAGCGCATTATGCATGACATCAACAGCATGCTGTTCTCTACAGACCACATCACTCGGCAATTGCATTGTTAGCATCTTAGCAATAGATGCCTCCTCAATCTGAGCTACATGGGAACCAACTTCAGGTTCATACCTCCACATCCGCTTCAGAAAGGCAACTTGATCAATTCCAATAAAAGGGACTGATTCGGCCTCCTTATCTGCCATTGTATAGACAACACCAATTGTTGAAAGATTCCGAGCAATAACAGTATGGTCAAAATTAACAACGCTTCGATGCACTCCCATAACGTTGTCATCACCATAAGTTAATAAATGAACCGAAAGTCTAAACATTGTTAAATCATTACCTTCCATCAACCAGGCATACCGCACGTAAAGCGAATTTACAATACCATTAATAATAACAGTAAGAGGATGACCTGAAGGATTAGATCCCCAGAACTCGACCAAATCACCATTAAAATCAGTTAATGGAAAGGCAATATCCATACCAATACACATCACAATA